CAAGGTTACTATGCTCACCTTCGACAACTTCAAGTCGCGGATTCGTGGGGCGTTCGATGTTCTCGAGGACGCTCGCAAGAACGCGCGTCTGATTCGGATCCTTACGTCGATCACGGAATACGAGAACATGCTGATCGAACAGGTGCTGTGCACACGCAGCCCCGAGGACGGTTCCGGCGCGCACTTCACGATCGCACTGAAGGAGATCGAGAAGGTCTCGAGTGACGTGACTGTAGCGCCAGAGCCCGCAGAGCTTTCCGGCACTCCGCGCAAGGCAGCCGGTAGCAAGAACGCGAAAGAGGACGAGGCGAAAGTGGCGACGCTCAAAAAGAGTCTGCTCGCGCGCGCTCTCGATGCCGGCAGCGACTTCCTGAACGGGGGCCTGCCGTGAGCCAAACTGTCCCGACTTTGGCCGAGCCCTACTACACGATTCGAGCGCGTCTCGACGATCGAGACTACACGCTCGAGTTCACCTACTCGCCGCGCGCAGAGCGCTACTACCTAGCGATCTACGATTCGGAGGACGTGCCGCTAGTGCTCGGGCTCAAACTCTTGAGCAACGTGCCACTCCTTCGGTACTGGCACCACAAGGCGGGCGTCCCTGCCGGCGAGCTCATGGTGACGAGCACGGGCGAGGACGACTCCTCCCCGAAGCTCGGCGACCTGCTCGAGGACGGACGATGCCAGCTGACCTACTTCACAGCGGCTGAGATCGCGGCCCTCGGATGACGGTCCTTTTCCAGCGCGACTATCGAATCACGATCGGTGCTGCTATCGGCAACATCAGAGCCGGGCTACGTGTCGAGAAGCACCGGTGTGCATTCCGTGTCGAGAAGACGAACAAGCCAGAGCCCAATAAGTGCGCGCTGCAGGTGTGGGGTCTGAGTCGCGAGCAGCGCGCACAGATCGAGGAGCTGCGCCCTAAGGAGGGCAGCGCGCGCGGCGTCCCTGTCCTGATCGAAGCCGGCTACAAGGAAACAGGCATCGGCCAGATCTACTTGGGCGATCTCGCCGCAGTCTACTCGAAACGCGAAGGCGCCGAGTGGATCACGACTATCGAGAGCGGCGACGGGCAGGCAGCCAAGCTGTCTGCCATGACTCAGTCATACGGCCCGCAGACTTCGCCTGACGTAGCTCTGCGCGCGATCGTCAAAGCGCTCGGGGTAGGTGAGGGCAACGTCGCCGCGATGGCGGCCAAGCTGCGCACGACGGGGGCAGCGACTCTCTTTCCGAAGCGCTCTGTGTTCTCGGGCTCCGCCTATGAACACATGACGCAGTTCGCGCAGAGCGCGGGACTCGAGTGGAGCATTCAGGATGGCGCGATTCAGCTCGTCGATCGCGGGCGCGTGCTCGCTGGGTTCGCTACGATTCTTTCGCCGAAGTCCGGTCTCATTGACACGCCGACAGTCGATCCGAAAGGCGTGCTGTCCTGCAAGATGCTGATTCAACCCGGCGTCAAGGTCGGCTCGCTGCTCGTGCTGAACTCGGACGCGGTCCGCGGCAACTACAAGATCGAGCGGGCAACGTGGGAAGGTGACACCCATGGGACCCCGTGGTACATTACAGTAGAAGGAAAGCGGTATTAGGCCCGGTCCCGGGCGCCTGACTCCAGTCAGACTTCCGGGAGCGTGCCTCGTCCACATGACCGAGCGCGCAGACATTCCGATCGAGGAAGTGGTTACGGCCGGCATCGCCGCTGCCCTCCTCGACTTGCACACGGCGCTACCTGGCATCGTCGTGCGCTACGACGCGAGCACGGGTCACGCTGACGTGCAGCCGGCAGTCAAGCGCGCGCTCGCGCGCGAGGACGGCTCGACTGCCTACGAGTCGTTGCCCACTCTGCAGAACGTGCGCGTGTGCTGGCCGGGCGCGGGCGGGTTCGAGCTCCGGTTCCCGCTAGGGGAGGGAGACACAGTGTGGCTGATGTTCGCGGAAGCGGACACGCAGCGGTTCGAGGAGTCGGGGCAGGAGTCGCAACCGGGCTGGCTCGGTCGGCACGCGCTCGGCTCGCTCGTAGCGTATCCGTACGCGCGCGCAGCGAGCTCGCCCGACGCGGGTGCGCGCCTGGTCGCGCCATCCCCCTTCGTCGTAGGCAACCCGGGTGCCGCGCAGTTCGTCGCGCTACAGACGCAGCTCACGACGCTCAAGACAGCGATCGATTCGGCAGCAGCAACGGAGGCAGGCGCGAGCGGGCTCGGCGGCATGTCTGCGCTGAAGGCGGCTCTCGGTCCGTGGCCGGCCGGCACTGCGTCCACGAAGCTCAAGGCAGAATGATCGCGCACGTCATCCCAGTAGGAGATCTCGAGCTCGTGGCCGGCACGACTCGCGTGATCAAGGACGGCGAGTACGCGCGTCAGCGCGTCGAAGTGTCTTTGGACTTCTTTCTAGGCGAGTGGTTCTTGAACAAGCTGGAAGGCGTCTCCTACTTTCGCGACGTCCTGATCAAGAATCCGAACTCTGACACGGTGCGCTCTGTCTTTCGTCAACGCATTCTCGAGACGCCGGGGATCGTGGCAGTGCCAGTGCTGGACGTGGTGCTCGATCTGTCTTCGCGCAAAGCGCTCGTCGACTTCGAAGCCATCTACGAGGACGGCAGCTCGAAGCAACAAGGGATCTCGGTCACGCTATGACAGACTTCGGAATCACGCCGGACGGCTTTCGTCTCAAGACTCTGAGAGACGTGCTCGCTGAGATTGGCGACGATCAGAAGAGCGAGATCTCTCCGACGATCGATCTGACGCCAGAGAGCCCGGATGGCCAGCGCAACGGCATTGCCGCTCGTCAGCATGCGTCCACTTGGGAAGCGCTGGCGATGGTTGAGGAAGCGCTAGACCCAGACAAGGCGGAAGACGCGCGCCTCGTCAGTCTGTGCAAGCTGACCGGTACGGTGCCGCGCGGAGAGTCCGCGTCCGAGGTCAGCTGCGATTGCACCCTGACGTCCGGAACCGTGCTGACTCCGGATGTACACTACGCGAATGTCACGGGCAAGCCGGACATTCTGTGGACGCCGACCGCTCCGTTCACAGCCCCGAGCACGGGGACCCACGCTGTCCGCTTCCGTTGCACGCAGCTGGGGCCGGTGGCTGCGAACGCAGGAACGCTGAACGTGATCTCGGTGGGCACGTCCGGGTGGACTGTCGTCACGAACACGCTCGACGCGCGACGCGGACGACCTGCAGACACGAACGAATCGCTACGAGAGCGACGCGAGCAAGAGCTTGCAGCGGCAGGCTCGGGAAGCGTCGCTGGCATTCGTGCAGACCTCTTGCGTCACGAGAACACAGACGGGGAACGTGTCATCGCTGACTGTTTCGTGTTCGAGAACGTGGAGGACAAGGTCAGCGTGGACGGCCTGCCTCCTCACTCTGTCGAGTGCGTGATCGTGGACGACCCGACTCAAGCGAACGACGTCCTCGCTCAAGCAGTCTGGGAAGCCGTGGACGGCGGAATCGCGACGCACGGCAACACGACGGCGACCGCTACTGACGAGGGCGGCAAGACCCACTCGGTCAGGTTCAGCCGTCCAGTAGATCGCAACGTGTGGTTGATCTACGATCTGGAAACGAACGCGGACTATGCGGGTGATTCGGAGTTCGCGGTATCAGTCGCTCAAGCGCTGCGCACCGTGCACCGCCCGGGTCTGTCCGTGCTTCGCGCTGTGTGTGAGCGAGAAGCGTGGAACACGCCCGGCATTATCAACATCCTGTCAGTCAAGCTGGGGTTCGCGGCGAGCCCGACCGGGACTGCTGACCTACCGATCGCGATTCGAGAGCGTCCGGCGTTCGACTCCACACGCATCACGAGGACTTGATGGGACAGCAAGGCTACGCACTGACAACTAAAGTCGACACGGAGATCGTGTCGGCGTACGCGGCTGCTATGCAGAAGGTGCCGGCAGTCGCGAGCGGTGTCGGCTGGTTCAAGGTCGGCTCGTTCTTCGTACCCAAGACGCTGAGTCAAACTCGACTCGAGATCATCGCGAGCGTGAGCGCGGCCGGGCTGACCGGCACCGCTCGCTTGTACGATCCGACAGTCGGAGTAGATGCGCCCGTCTCAGGCTCCGATGTCTCGTTCACCGGCACTGACACTGCTCGAGTCCTTTCCGGGATCATCGCAGTCACGGGCGCTCGGACCTACTTCGTTCTCGTTCAGGTGGTCGGCGCGACTGGCGCTGACAAGTTCGGCATGTTCGACACTGCAACCTTGGTGGGTCCGTAATGGCACGAAACTACCGCATGCGCGCGAAGGACTCGGTGACGGGCGCGATCTATCTGTGGTCGCTCACGTCGCTCGACTTCTCGGGAACCGGATACCCGGGACCGAACGCGGCCACGCAGATCATGTGCGCCGGGTACTACGACGAGGGAGACGGTGGCGACGACACGGACGCTTTGATCTTCGGCGACGGCAGCGACGGCAACCTGAGCCCTGGTTTCGGAACCGTCACGCTCACCAAAGACACGTATTACAACACGGTCACTTTCGGGCCGACCGACAAGATCAACACGGGCGGCTATCGGTTGCACATCCTGGTGTGCGACATGACGAATGCTGGCGCGTTCGCCATCAACCGCAACGGCAACGCGGGCGGCGCTGGCACCGCAACGACGTCGGACAACGTGGGCGGAGGCACAGCCGGCGCCGCGCTCGCAGCCGGTACCTTGGGCGGCAGTGGCGCTGGCGCAATCGGCGCGAACTCGAGCGCCGCTGGTGGACGTACTGGCGCTACTGCTGGTAACCAGTCGCCGGCCAACGGCGGGCGCGGAAACTCTGGCGGTACAGGCGGACTCTACGGCGGCAACACGGGCGGCACTCCGGGAACAGGTGGCACAGTCGCCCTCCCGACGCTGTTCCGCCGGCTAGAGCTTTACTTCCTACGAGTTGCTACACAGATCGTAGGCGGCGCGGGCGGCGGGTCCGGCGGCGGCGGCGCGGCTGGCGGCGGCAACGTCGGCCAAGCGGGTGGTGGTAGTGGCTCGGGCGGCGGGGTGGCTGCTGTCTACATCAAGCGCCTGACGATCGCAGCGAGCACCAGCGCCGCCGCTATCTCGTGTATCGGTGGTGCGGGAGGCAACGGCGGAACCAACGGCGCCACGGCTGGTGGCGGTGGCGGTGGCGGCGCCGCGGGTGGCGGCGGATACCTCTACTGTGTGATCGGCGCGGTCTCTGGCAGCAAGTCCGGACTCATGAGCTGCGCGGGCGGTAACGGCGGCTCGGGCGGCGCGCCTGGTGGCGCTGGTGTAGCGGGCACAGCCGGGAGCGGCGGGGACGGTGGCAACATCTATGCGACTGTCTTGCATCCGCCGGCTTTCTACTCGGCTGCTGGCGCAGCGAACTCGGGCGCGACTGGCGGCGCCTGCTCGGTGAGCTTGTGAGACTCGGGCTAGGTCTGGGACTCGGCAGACGGCGCGGCGCGAGCGGAGAGTCTGTCTACTCGGGCATCGGCGCCTTTGCGCTTTCGATCGCAACCGTAGCCCTGTCGCCGCTCGACGGAGTGGGAACGTTCTCGTTGGTAATCGCGGCAACCAAGTCAAGCCTGACCGCCGCTACTTCATGGGGGCAGCCGAGCACGAGCGCCATCACTCTGGGCGGCACGCCGCGCGCGACGGGCACGAGCCCGCCCGTGGTCACGTTCGCAGCCGTGCCGACGACGGGCAGCCTCTCCTTTGGCGCGGGGCTGGCTCCGCAGATCCGCGTCAAGATCTCCGACGTCACTGGCGGAACTGCGGTCGGACAAGCGAAGTTCGATATCAGCTACGACGACGGCGCGACCTGGGCCCACACCGGTGTCACGACCGCGACCACCTACGACGCGGACGGCGCGGCCACCGGCGTGCGGATCGGCTTTCCGGCGGGCACCTACGGCACAACTCAAGAATGGCGAGGAACTGTCGCCAGCTTGACCGACTACACGGGTTTCGTTTGGGCGAACGCGACGGCATCACAGCAACCCGTGCTGTGCAAAGTGTCAGGCAAACTC